CACCTATAAAAGTGTTGTCTGTGCCAGTAGTTATTGCAGTTCCTGCCTCATCTCCAACACAAACATTATACTCACCACCACTTGCGATAGAGTTACCTGCATTGACACCTGCTGCAAAGTTGCTTGTGCCACTTGTACTTTTTATAATATCGCCACTAAATGTTGCATTACCTGTTAGTGCTGTTGTTCCTGTTACACTAAGAGTACCACCCATAGCGATATTACCACTAAACGTACCACCATCTTTAGCACTAACTGAATCATTAACTGAGAACACATCAAATGCTACCATCTCAACTACATCATTAAGAGATGCACCTTGAACCAATACTACAGATGTTCCTGTTGTTGCTGTGTAATCATCTCCTGCTTTTAGTTTGATACCATTTTGAAATACATCAAGGTACAAGCTATCTACATAGGTAAGAGTTATACCATTTTCATCACTTCCACTAAAAGATGTTTGTCCTGCTGTAGCATCGAATGTAAATTTACGTCTTACTCCATTTGAAGGAGATGTTCCTATATATGCCAATTTATTGTCTCCTATATGCTACTTGCATCATCTCTCTGTTTGCGTGTCTTATAGTCGCTTCTTGCAGTTACAAGTGCAACAAAGTCTGCTTGATTAGATGGTATTGCATCTTTGAAGCTCTCATCATTCATCAGCTTTGTAGTCCACTCTTGTTGCATACGTTTCCAACAGTTGTTTAACTTGCCATTGATTGCACCATCCAACCACTCGTCTATGCCTTTGTTGTCTGATACATCATTATATAAATCATTAGACAGAATCTTCTGTTGTAAATCTGTTAATGTTATTTTCTTTTCGTGATTTGCCATTTTAATCTCCTTTATGATTGAGTTGTTTCACTCTTGGCTAACAGACTAAGTAGCCTGAAAAATATGAACCTCCGTCAACATCTGTTTGTGCTGTACCAGCACCTTGATAAAAACCTATTGTGGCTGTATCATTTTCATCCATATCTGTTAACATATTAAGTGTGAATGACCAATAAGTTGCATCACTACTCAAATTTGGTGTAAAAACTTCTGGATAATTTCTATTTGATGTTGTAATTTGCACTTGGTAATAATCTGCTCCAGTATCTAATGCTTGAAGATATATATGAGCATTAAATTGATACTTACCAGTTACTGGTGCAGTAAAAGTGTGACTAGCAAAATCTGAATTTTGGTCAAATACTTCTGTGCCATTCCATTGTACTACTGTCAAACTGCCTGTAGAAATATTTGTCTGATTTCCATCTGCTTTAGCTAAAAAAGCAGGTTGTAGTGGTTTGGTTATATGACCATTAGCATCAAATATCATGTGTGACGTTGTACCGAGTGCTGAACCTAACCCTATTGTTAGTGAGTCTGAACTGTCATCTAATCCTATGTGAAAGTCCTGTGCATTACCATCAAACAATATCTTCTTGTCTGCTGCAGTGCCGTCTCCTATAGTGATAGCATCTAAAGAACCTACACCTTCGCCTGTAATTTTAGTTAATGCCATCCGTTACTCCTATGCGTATGGGCTGTCACCTAATGTGCTTGTATCCCAAGCAGCTTTAAGTTTAGTTATAGTGTCTGCATCTGATATTGCTTTTGCGGCAGGAGCATCTCTCAATGCTTTCTTCTTTGCTACACTTGCAGTCTTTGCATCTGCATCATCAGCTTCTAATGCTTTCATATAGACTACATCTTCAGCTTCAAGTAAAGGCTTTCTTGCTTCTCTTACTCTATCTTTAAATATAGTTTTTGCTACAGCTAAGTCTTCTGAAATAGTCTTACCTGATAATGACCAAGCATTTCTAAAGTGCCTGTCAGATGGTATAGTAGCATCAGACGCATTAATCAGATTTCCGTCTTTATCTGCTATGTTTGTTGTTGTTGCCATTAGTTTCTCCTTTAAGCGGCTTCTTCAATATGCGTGGTATTTATTTCTTCATTAATCTTCCAAGCATTTCTCCACACTCTAGTGCTTGGTAATTGTTTCTTAGTACAAATAACCATACGTGGCTTGTTGGCTTTGTCATAGTCTTGCCATACGTGCTTTGGTAGGTCCTTCATAATAAGATATTCTATTGCTTTTTCTTCCGTCATAGCTTCAATAGGTTTAGTGTTATGTAACAAGTAACCTCTTGTATGCTTTACAAAGTCAGGCTTTGCTTCATCTTTAGCAAGTTCCCAATAAACTTCTACAGGTGGAAGTATGCCACCTTGCAATGCACAAGCCATCCAATTAGGGTCAGGATGTGTAACTTTTGCAGGTACATCAGGTTCTTCAGGGTCTTCCCATACAACACAGTATTCTGTTCTATGTGGCTCTAACTTGTCTTTTGCCCAACACAATCTATCCCAAAGATGTGTGCCTTGAAATTCTGGTGTTGCTATTGTCATGCAAGGTCTCCCATAGTTGCCCAATAATTTGCAGATTGGTCTACTTCTCCACCATCGGCAGAACCTGTTGAACCTTGATAAACTTTTACTTTAATAGAAGCAGTTGAATTAACTGTATTACCATCTTGGTTTATGTTAATTCCACCTCTAGCATTTGCAGTTCTTTGGCTAGAGCCGTCATTTTCTGTATCCCAACTCATGCCTAATATACATTTGTCTGCTGCACTATTTAAATTATTAGTATAGGGAGAAGTAAATAATCCATTTGCATGGTCTGTCACAGTAGTTTGATTCAAACTTCCATCTGTTGTTTGATTTACAGCATCATAGTTTACCCAGTGTTTAATACCACTTGCCAAATAATCTGTATTTACAGACTTAGCTGTTCCTGTTACCTGTCCACTTGTTGATAATGTATCAAATGCTATTGTTCCGTTTGCCATTATGCTAAGTCTCCATATGTAATAAAACAATGTATGTTTCTGTCACCTGCACCACCACCATCAGATAAATTTGTTACTCTTGTTGAGCCTGTTGCTTTTGTGTGACCACATAAAAACATATGAGAACTCCCATCGCCACTTGTGCCACCTTCTCCTGCATTACCATAATTGGTATTAGCCATAGAGGTAGTAAAACTTGCAGAATAGTCACCACCTCCATTATCTGTCGTACTCGCAGTGTTAAATGAGTCTCTAATTTCATCATCATCGCTATTAAATGTAGCTGTACCATCTAAACTAACCCATTGTTTTATTAACCCCTGTTGAATACTTGTCTGATTGCTACCCTCACCTCTAATAGTCATAGAGTTTGCACTTGCACTAACTACAGGTGTTGAACCAATGGTTAAGTTTGTTGAGGTAGACTTACCTGTTATTGTATCTACTGATAATGTACTCATGCTAAATCTCCATGAAAAAGAACCCCACCATTTTCAATATCTCTTTGTGTACCCCCTGTATCTCCAGTTTTTGTTTGAACTTGAGAAGTAGTTTTGGATACTGGAACATTACCACTACCTGATGCACATTCTACTCCATACATCCATGCACCTAAATTAATGTTTGCATTATCAAGTCCAGATTCACAAGTTACTATATAATTAACTGAAGCCATATTGCTAGTTGCTCCTAATGTATAATTACCAGTTCCGTGGTCTGTCACAAGGGAAGAATTAAAAGTATCTTCTGCTGCTGACGTTCCTACACCATCAAAACTAATCCATGCTTTAGCCAATCCTTGTTGTAAATTTGTTGTATTTGTACCACCTTCAGCAACTACAGATATAGATGATGCACTTGATGCACCCTTTAGTTTATCAATAGCTATCTCTGATGCACCACCACGAGTTAAATATGTATCTACTTTAATTGTACTCATACTACTGCCAACCTTCCACCACTATTTATGGTCAATGTAACACCACTGTTAACTGTAAGGTCTCCTGTAACATTTGCGTTCTCTGTAGCAAGTATTGTTATGTTTGTATCTAAGTCTTGTGCGTTAAGTCTAAACATACCACCATGCTTAAAGTTACCTTTATTCTCTGCTGCAGGTGTTACATTTCCTGCTGCTAATCCAAGAAAGTATACAAAGACATTACCTGTTCCACTTGAGGGTGCATCACCTGAACCAAAAGTAAGAGTTGTGCCATCAGGAACAGTATATGAAGAACTGTCTTGCACGACACCATCTACTGATACTACTATTGATTGTACATTAGATATTGTTCTACCTAATGCAAATGTTAATGTTGAACCATCGCCATTAAATCTTACAACTGCAGGTAAAGATTGAAAGTGGGCAGGTACAATATTTCCTACATATGCCATTTTATCTCCTATTCACTAATTGAATCTACATAACTAACCCAACAATTTAAAGAAGAATTAGTATCTGATTTAACAAGCAAAGCATCGCCTGACTGAATTATAATCTTACTTCCTGAATCTATTAATTCTAAACTACCACCAACAGGTATTGGAGCATTTTTAACTAGATAACAGTTTAAATCACTACCTCCTGCCGCTGCTGTCTCTATGTAAACATCAACAAGTATCTGTGCAGTATGTATGTTAGCTAATCTAATACCCACTATAGCATCATCTGAGTTAGATGTTATAACAGTTCTTGCAGTTGTACCAATATCAATATCACTACTGCTATCAAGTGCGACTGCTCTTTCAAAATCTTGTGCCATTTCTTTTTCCTTATGTTATATAATTATACTTGATATTGTTTATTTTGTCAAGTAAAATCTGACTATAATGCTATTGCCATGGCTGTGGCAAAGCCTTTTGTTGCAGAACTTCCTGCTGCATATGTTTTTATATCTGAGGCAGGTATCTGCTTTGTAGTTGTTCCATCTATTATTATCAAGGCATCTGAATCAGCCACTGTAATAGATGATGTTGATTTAGCTGAACCATCTAGTAAGTTTAATTCTGCTGCAGTAGAACCTACATTAGTACCACCTATATCAAGTGTAGTCATAGAGACTTCACCTGCTACAGTAACTACACCGTCTGCTAATGCAATTAGGTCTGTGTCATCTGTGTGACCTATATTTGTTCCGTTAACAATTACATTATCAACTGTTAATGTAGTCAACGTACCTAATGATGTTATATTAGATTGAGCCGCACCTGTAACTGTAGCAGCAGTACCACTTGTATTACCTGTTACGTTACCTTCAAGGTTAGCTACTATTGTACCTGCTGTACCACTAAACACTTCTGATGAATTAGTTGCATCAG